CTATTGTTCTCTCTGATTTTGATGTCTATTGCACCACCTTTACCATAGCGAAACATAATGAATCGACTATCCTTTACTTCCCACCTATCAGGATTCTTACAATGTTTAAATACAGGATTTGAATGTTTATCCTGATACCCTTTGATCCATTTCATATCTAATCAAATATTCCGTATTGTGTTAAATCATACTTTGGTAATCTTAATGGTTCTACCTTTGGTTTAATTGGTAGACCTATCTTATCTTCAATTTCAGATACTAATTTCTTTTGTGTAATATCATATGGTGCTGGTGCATTTTGTAAGCACACTCTTAAGCACTGAAGTTCCTCATCATTAAATGTGAATGTATGTTTACTATTATGCTTTTTCATCTTCCTCTGTCGGAACCCATTGATTGTTCTCCCATTTGTATCCTGTACGTCCAAGATACTCCACTTCCTGTTCCCACTCAATGAGTGCTTCTTTAACAATCTCTTTAATCCATTTTCTAATCATTGACTCCAATCCTCATAAGGTGGTTCAGGTTCATCAACAAGATGCTTAAAGTGTTCAGTATCAAAGTATGAAGGTGGTAATGGTTTAACATCATCATAAGCACCTTCTAATCTTTTCTTATGTTCTCTTTCATCTAATACTTCATTGATAAGGATCTTTAATTCCTTAACCATCTCTGGAGTATGACATCTTCTTGGTGTAATTACAGCACGAGGAAGAATTGATTCTCCATTTTCATCGTGTGGATATATGTTATCAGTACATCCCTTGATTGAAGGTCCACTCAACCCTTGTGTATCAATCTTATCCATAATTGATTATCTCCACTTTGAATAGTATTCTCCTAATGTTCCACTCATCAATGTTTCACTGATCTCACCTGCTGGAGTTGTAACTGTAGGAGTTACAGCATTATTCTTCTTACCAAATGGTATTTTAACTGGTGGACAATGTGGATTATCCATTGACTTAATCAAATCAATTACATGATCTCTCAATGCAATCATTTCATCATAACATTCTTGATTATATGCACATCCTCTCAATCTATCATCAGGTTTATACAATGACTCTAGTAATAGAGTTCTACCACGATCCCATTTTTCTTGCTCATTCATAAGAACTTCTCCAATGATCCTTTTTTCTTGAGTTTCTTTTCAATAGAAATTTGTTTCTTTATGTATGAAACTGCTTCATTGTAGTTTCTACATATCTTCATCCACTCACCATTGTGGACAACACCTAACTTCTTCTTACTTCCCATAACAGGAATTGCTGCCCAAGATCCATCTTTAGTTACATATCCTTCAGGTTGTCCACCATCAGGATCAAGTATGTCTTTATTAGGGCAAGTGTAGAACTTACGATAGTCTGAAGGTACTCTACTCACCAGCAATCTCCTTTATATCAAATATACTATAAGGTACGAAACCTGCATCTATAATAGCATCTTCTCCACCTTCTAATCTATCTACAATGGATACAATGTTTCTTACTTCATACCCTGCTTCAACCACCTTATTTGCTGCTTTAATGGCAGATCCACCTGTAGTAATAACATCCTCCAAAATTGTAATTCTTGCACCTTCTGGGGGCATAGAACCCTCAATCCACGCAGCAGTTCCATGACCTTTTGGTTCCTTACGAATAATCATAGAATCTAACTCACGACCTTCCGTCCAAGCATGTAAAGCAACACCAACTACTAATGGATCAGCACCTAATGTAAGTCCTGCAACTGCCACAGATTCAGGTTCAACATACTGCAACATCAATGGACTGAATAAGGATAATCCCTCTCCACTCAATGTGACTGGTTTGCAGTTCACATAGTGTGGACTCTTCTTACCTGATGACAATGTGAAGTCACCTCTACGGTATGCTTTTTCTTTTAATAGTTTTAAAAGATTTTCTCTACAAGTATCAAGCATTAGATTAAAATTTAGCGTTGACTGAAATTACCCTAGCGTTAGGATTACGAGCAAGTGCAACTTGCCTTGCCTCATCATAGTTCCTTGCTATTACTTCTTCATTGAAGACAGTACCAGCAACATAGAGTTTGACTTCACATTTCATTGAATAACTCCCTTGAATGATCTTATTATACTCGATTTATTGCGTCAAGTATAGGGCTATGTGTCACTTCCGTAACTGGATGATATTCATCTACTCTCTTCTGAATTAAGTTACCATAGTCTTCATGCAACTCACATCCAATATAATCTCTACCTAATGACTTGGCAACCATAGCAGTAGTGCCTGAACCCATAAAAGGATCAAGTACAATATCACCTTTCTCACTACCAGCAAGAATACATGGTTCAATCAATTCGGGTGGATATACAGCAAAATGTGCCCCTCTATATGGTTTACAATTAACTTTCCACACTGACCTCTTATTCCTCTTATCATATACCATCTTTCTTTCTCTTGTTAAACCACTGAATTGATTATCAGTATCTTTAGTGTTACCCATATTGATAGGAGTATTACCACCCCATCGTTCACCAACTGCTTTCTCTTTAATTGCTTCATGGTCATAATAATACTTCTTATTCTTACTTAAGAGGAAGATATATTCATGTGACTTGGTACATCTATCTCTCACACTTTCAGGCATTGGATTAGGTTTATGCCATATAATATCCTGACGTAGATACCATCCATCTGCCCTTAATGCAAATGCTAACATCCAAGGAATACCAATAAGATCCTTCTCTTTATATCCTTCTAATTTAGTACCACGTTTAGGTGAATGTTCTGGTAAATCCTGATTTGTTTTACTTACTGTTTGTTTAACGTATGCTTTACCAGGTCGATAGTTGTAATAACTATCACCAATGTTTAACCACAAAGTACCATCATCAGTTAATATATTTCTTACTTCTCTGAATACTTTAACCATCTCCTCAACATACTGTTCAGGAGTTTGTTCCTGTCCTATTTGTTTATCTTCACCACCATAATCTCTCAAACCATAGTAAGGTGGGGATGTAACACATACCCTTGCACTCTTTGGTAAAAACCCACATAGAGTCTTCCTACAATCACCAAATAAAATTGTGTCTCTCATTGTATCCAATTAGGTTTACGATCAGGTTTACGAAGATAATTATCCTTTACCCAAGGTTTAGAATTAATATATCTCTTGTATGCAATAAAGGTATCAATGCTATCATCTTCCTTGAACTCATCAGGCATTGCTCTAGTAAATGATTTTGGTGTAGTTGGTTTAAGTAGAGGAATCATACTTCCTACTTCCATTATAGTTTTCTCACAACTATGAACTTTACCATATCTATGAGTGTACTCTTGGCATAAAGCAATACCATGAGCAACTAACCACCATGTATTGATGATAGATTCATTTACCCATACTGTGCATGGATGATTACGAAATGCACCCTTGTCAGTATTATACACGCTACCATCCTTTTTATGCAACTCACCATAACCATGTCCCCACTTGTCAGAACAAACAATAGATAACATTTGACATGTTTCTAATGGCATCTTAACAACATGCTTATCAGGTAAGCATTGTGCAGATAATATTGGTGATGGATCAGTTACAAAGATATTCATGTATTTAAAACCCAGATTAATCTTACTACCATCATAGCAACAATGACATAGTAAATCCACATAACCCACATACCAAATTGGTTATAGGCACTTCCTCTTTTAAAATCAGTAACAGGTGGAACATTTCTTTTCCAAATGTCACTAGACATGTATTCATTTTCGTGTGGTTTTCTATTCATTTCTTCCAATTATCCAATATCCAAGAACTACTATTCAGTTTATTAGTACCACCAACACCCCATCTAAACTGTACTCTATCATTATCTTTATATTTGATATACTCTGGAGTGTTCTCATTATGCCTATCTCCACCATTTGCAAATATAACACCCTCATATACCTGCAATGCCAAATCAATAGCATCACAAGCACTGTCATCATGGTCTCTAAACTCAATCACAACATCTACACACCGAAGTTCTTTAATGATACTTATTCTCTCATCAATAGTCATGAAGGGTTTACCCTTCTTTCTTGTCAACCACTCATCAGAATTAACACCCACACATAATGAGTAATCTCCTATCTCTTTTGCTGCTTTAAAGTAAGCAATGTGACCACTGTGTAATGGATCAAATCCACCAGTGACTAGTATAACAGTTTTTTCCATTTAATTAATTGATCTAATGAACTGTAAGTCATAATCTTCAGACTCTTCAAAGTAATCTCTTGATTCCTTTAAAGTATTGTAACCAGTTAAGAAGAAGTCTGAAGGATCAGGATCACATGATGCTGTATATACTGCACCTGTGTCCTTAAAATTATAGAGTTTATCAGAAGATATGCAACATGCTTTACCACTCTTCACATCAGATACAATGAAGTAATCAGCAAGTTTATCCTCATACTCTTTTGCTGCTCTTCTATTCTTAATGATTAATCCTCTGATCGCTGTACCTGATTTGTTCTTAAACTGTGTTACCTTTGACTCATAGGATACCTTATCTTTGGTAAGTAAGTCAACACCAGGTAAATTTACTCTCTCAAGTAATCCATTGCTATACTCTGCAAGTGCCTTCTCAACCATTTCACCTGCTTTTGGAAAGCGTAGATTGTTGTCAGTATAACCTCTAATTGCATATAGAAGTTTGGATAGTCTATCCAACTGAAAAGTTTTGAAATCAATCATCTTGTAATAACAGAAATAGCGGGTTCACCCCTGTTGAATACGGTATCAACTACTGCCTCAACTTTGCGTGCGGTAGTGATCCCAACATTATTATACACTGGTACGCATACCAATCCATGTGTCTTGTGACACTTTCCCAATCGGATCACACGACCAATCGTTTGACTAATGCTAATATAATCCATATTCCTCATAAACAATACTGCCTCCAGACCTGATACGTTGATACCTTCTGAAAGGATGCTATGATGCAATACAACAAACCTTGTATCATCTTTACCCCATTGATTCAGGGTCTCAAAAAATTGCTCTCTATTAACCTTCTTACCATCAATGATAGCACCTGTTTTAGCAGTAATATACATCCAATGATAACCACGAAGTCCTAACTCATAGCAAAAATCAGATTGAGATACAAGATTAACAATCTGTTTAGTAGACTTGGCACAAATAAGAACCTTTTCTACATCAAGTCTGTCGATAGAGTTGAGCATTTGCTCTGATTCAACATCAGCAAATATCTCATCTTTTCGTAGCAATCGAGTCTTATATACCTCAACTTTAGGTGGTAGGATGTATCCTTCATCAACTAACTTGGGTGCTGGTACTTGACAAATAACATTACCATACACCTTGCTATCATTCATCCCTGCCTTTTGTTTAGTAAGACTATGTTTAGGAGTAGCAGTAAAGAAATAAGATCTCTTTGCCCAATTAGAAAAGTGTTTAACAGAAGGAAAGAAATTCTTCTGAACACTATTATGTGCTTCATCAAAATATATTGTATCTACATCTATTGTTGATCTCATTACCTTATCAAGTGAATGATAGGTAGTGAAGATAATCTTATTACCTTTACAACTCTTATGCCACCAATAAACATCTTCAAGTTTTGTAGAACTATAGTGTGAAGTCTCACCACTATGAACGTGCATTACCTGAACATATTTGTATTTCTCTCTTATGACTTCCAGAAATTCAGATGATAATTGCTCTGCTAACAGGATGCGTGGAGCAACTACAACAATAGTTTTCCAACCAGTATCAAATTGCTTGATAGCATCATGTATCATGCACATGGTTTTGCCACCACCTGTAGGAACAATGACTTGTCCTTTGGAGTTGCGTGCCATAGATTCCAGTGCTTTCTTTTGATGTGGACGTAATGGCATCACTCAATCATTAACATGAACATATTATAGCATTAAAAAAACCCCCTGTGGAGGTCATGTGCCAGTTCGCCCACTGGTTCTTAAAAAATTATAAAGCTTCCCGTACAAACCATACAAAGGTATGTAGTATAATCAAGATTTTAACTTATCTTTTACAAAATTGAAGGATACTGCGATTCTTTTTTGATCTGATCCATTTCTTGTGACATAATGGTCAAGATATCCTGGAAAAATATAATATTTTCCCTCTTTCGGTGGAAATGATGTAAGATATGCGTTTATATTTGATCTATTCAGACTTGGTCTAAAACATATACTACCTGAACCTTTAGGAACAGCAACATAAAATACCCCAGAGGCATATGCTAAATCATGGTTATGTGTATTGGTACTCATACCTTTCTCATGTATGTGTCCCCAATAATCATTAATAACTATCCTTTCTCCAGTAATATCATAAAAATCCTTTATCATCTGATCTATTATATGATCTACTATCGGATTAGGTGGACAAGTACTATCTTCATAAAATGTACTTGAAGGATCACTACTTATCCTATTAGAATAGTTATCTAATAATATTTTTGAAAGTTGATCTAAATCAACATCAATTTCACCCTCGATAACATTTACTGTTGCTATTGTATTTAATTTTGCCATCAAAAGAATTGTTCGACTCCTATAGGTTCACCAAAACTATAATCATACTCTAAAGCATCAGCACAAACATAATGTGGATGATTGTTCCTCACACCTAACCTAGCACATAACTCCTTATGGTTATCAGGCATTATCTCCACAGCATATAACATGTTGTTCAATACATGCTTTTCATTATGGTACAAGCAAAGTCTCTGCTTTAGTCCAAATAAGAAATTGCCACACCCTGCTGAATTATCAATGAATTTACTGCTAGAATCTTTCAATAAATCAATATCAATATCATCTATCATAGATTCAACAAGTTCAGGTGGTGTGAATACCTCTTGCGTTTCCTTTATTCTTTCATCAGATCTCTCTATATTAGATCCAGATTTTATATTGTGTTTATTCTTTTTCATCTAAACATTTAATATAAGTTGTAATTAAATCATTCTTACCAAAATGATAGCGACCATTACATTCTGTTGCAACCTCTCTAAATCTAGGAGCAAACTCAACAAGATTCTTGATAACTTCTGGTGAACTAACACTCAAGAAATGATGTCCCTTTGCATAATGAGTAAAGTTCTCGGTCTTAACTCTTCCACTAGGTCCACATCCATACTCACCAACAAAAACATCTGCTTCAAATCTATCTTTATAATCTAGAAATTCAAAATCTGGATGTTCTCTGTGCATAGGAATCTCGTTCACTCCCTTTGCAAATCTCGATGTGTTTTTTACTTTCCAATACTGCTTTACAGCATTAATTCCACCAGGAAACGTAGCATTATCTAGATCATCATCCAATTCACAATGTAAATGTGATACAATCTTATTTTGAGACGAAGGTTTCCTCACAGATGTAGGTAACACAAACCTAATATCATCTGTGATCTCTGAAGTCTTATTTAAGAATTTGATAGCGAGATTACCACCTGATCCGTATGGTGGATTCCCTATCGCCATAGTAAATTTCATAAATCCATTGTATCAATATTCTACCTTTGTGTCAACATTTATATCAACATATAAAAATTCCATTGTCTCATTAGAATTATTAGCACCTTGATGCAATTCTTCAACATTAAAAATTTCTATCTTACCTTCAGTCCAATAAACTTTCTTATTTCTATCTATCCATTCTATATAACATTCGTTATTTTTATTATTATTAGGAATTTTAATTGGTAATTGTATTCTTTTAAATTCTTTCCCATAAGG